ATTTTAACATTATTTGCCCTAATAGTCCGACAGGCTGCTAGGCAATTATCTCAAGTTTGCTGAAATGTTGGGTGTTCCGCCCGTCATTATTAATACCGCCAATCCCGATGACGTGGGGCAGGTTGCCCTTAATACCATGGACTTAAAAAGCGGCGGCATTGGGGTTTATGCTAAAGATGATGTGATTAAAGTATTAGAAGGCAAAGGCTCGCAAGCCGACTTTTTAGAGTTTATTAAGTATTGCGACCAGCAAATCAGTATCCACATCAATGGCAATACACTGGCAAGCTCATCGGATGGAAAGGGGTCGCTCGCCCTGGGCAAAGTGCATGAAAACAGCCAGCAGCTCATCACGCAAGAAGACTGTTATTTCTTTGCCGATGAACTCGAACGCTTCTTAAAGCTCAAACTTAAACTTGAGGGGTTTGTTGTTGATGATATTAGCGTTTCTTTTCAGTTTGCTAAAACGGACGACCAAAAAACAAAAGCAGAAACCTATCAGATTCTTGCCAATATGGGCGTTGATATTGCCACCGACTTCATTCAAGAAGAGTTCGGACTCCCGTTAACAACCAGCAAAACAGCGACACAAACACCAGCAACCGCGAGCGCAAAAAATGATAAATACAAGAATTCACTTTCGCAAAATGCACCAACATGCACTTGCTGCACACAGGGCGGAACGAAAAGCAGCACGAACAAAGCACAAGCAAGACACAAAAAAGAAGCCAACGCACTTACGCAAGCCATGTACGACCAGCTCGATCTTATGGAATCAGATACTGGAAACACTGACGAACTATCGATTCATGCTTTAGATTTTATGGTTGATGCTTTGAGTAGCTGCCAAAGCTATCAAGAAGCGTTAGATCTGACCATTGCCGCCTTTGGCACACAACCGCTTAACGGCTTTACGGAGCTTATGCAAAACGCCATTGCCAACAGCGCGTTGGCAGGCATGGCAGACGTGCAATTAGAGACAGGCACAAAACCATGAGCGACCCAATTGGCTTTAACCTAAATAGCCCACCCACCGAAGCCATAGACTATCTAAAAGCAAAGGGCTACGCCATTAGCTTCGATTATGACGAGCTGATGCACGATGCGCACCATCGCGCATTTACGGTAGCAAAGGTGATGCAGCTTGATTTGTTGGCAGACATCCATCAAAGCCTGTTAGGTGCGCAAGCCAAAGGAACGACTTTTGAGCAATGGAAAAAAGACCTCATCCCAACACTTAAAGCCAAGCAATGGTGGGGTGAGCAAGAGATTTATGATGAGCGCACAGGTGAATACAAAACCATACGCATCGACGGAAACCGCCTTAAGACCATCTTTGCTACCAATATCAACACCAGCTACGAAGTTGGGCGTTGTCGGCAAATGGAGCAACTTCCGCCCGAGTTCGCTTATTTGCGCTATTGGGCAATTAAAGACGCCAAAAGCCGTCCGCGCCATGCCGCCTTGCACGGCTTGATTCTGCCAAAATCAGACCCTTGGTGGGACGTTAACCGCCCGAAGAACGGGTGGCGTTGCCGCTGCACCGTGCAAGCCTTAACCCTAGACATGATCGAAGCCAAAGGCTACAAGATTGCGGACAAAGCACCGCCGCGCGTCGCTGATGTTGACTGGGGATTCAACCCGTGCAAAGACAGTGATTCCAACATAGACAAAGCCTATTTTAACAAGGTTCAAAGCCTTGTTTGCCCTGAAAACAATGCCCGCACAAGAGATGTACTCTGCCCGTTTATCGAAAGCGTTAAGCAGAACTACAAAGCCGCCATGCTTGCCACGCTACCAACACCCGAAAAGTGGGGTGAGTTTGTAGACAAAGCCATAACAGAACCCTACAACCACAGCGAACGCTTAGGGTTTTTAAGCATGATTGAACCGCTGCAAGACTGGTTAAGGGTCAATCAACCAGAAAGCGATTTGATTCAGACTGACACTGGAGGTATTAGAAACTTACTAGCTAAAGGCATTTACTCAGTTGGCATTAAGCCAATAACAGAGGTTCAAAAACCAACATTTACGCTATTGGAGATAAAAAACCTAATCAATATCATTCACCAGCCAGATGAGATTTATTTTGATAGCTATTTGATACTGGTATGGAATCTATCAGACAGCAAAGGAAAGTTGGTTATTGAAATAGACAAGGGCGATAAAAAAGCAATTTACCACACATTAAAAAGCGGCATGGTTTATAGCGAGGAAGGGTTTAAGCAGAACGTAAAAAATATGGAGAGAATCTATTGATGTACATGGTTTGGCGGCTATCGACTTCCGCATCGTTTAAGCGTAACGCTATTACCAGCTACCAAACTGCTGGGCACTAACCATGCACACCATCATTTAACCACACCAATAGGAAAAACACAATGACTCAACAACTCTTAACGCTCGTTTGCATTTTACTCATGAAACACGAGGGCTTAAGCCTTACCGAATACCGCGACAGCACGGGCAATCGCACGATTGGCTATGGCTGGAATTTGGACGTACACCCACTGCCAGAAGGCATTGGCTTTGCACCAAAGGGAAAGCCAGCTCGACTCAATACTACGTCAGAAGCGGTTAAATTGCTGGATATTTCAGTGAAAACACATTGGCAAGACTTGATTAATGCTTTGCCGTGGGTAGAACAGCAAAACACAACAACCAACTGGAATGAAGCCCGTCAAGCGGCATTGCTCGATATGGCATTTAATATGGGCATTACGACATTATTAGAATTTAAAAATACGCTAAACTTAATGCGTCTTGGTCAATACGACGAAGCAGCTAAAAACATGATGCAGAGCAAGTGGGCGATGCAGGTCAAGGGGCGTGCAGTAACTTTAAGCAACATCATTAAAACAGGAAAGGTTTAATATGCCGCCATTCATGATGCTACTGCCAGCCATTACTGACATCATCGACCGCATCCTGCCCGACAAAGATGCCGCCCTAAAAGCCAAGGCGCAGCTTGATATGTTGCAACAGCAGGGCGAACTACAACTTATCTTAGGGCAACTCGACATCAACAAAGCAGAAGCACAAAGCAATAGCCCTTTTGTGGCTGGCTGGCGACCCTTTATCGGCTGGGTGTGCGGGTTTGCCTTAGCTTACGAATATCTCATCATGCCTTTTTTATCGTGGATTTGCTTAAACACAGGACTGCAACAACCGCCGCATCTTGTCATGGATGGCATGATGGAGCTGGTCATGGCAATGCTTGGTATGGCAGGATTGCGAACATTCGAGAAGACGAAAGGCGTTGCACGATGAGTGTGAGCGTTCAAATGGTGGGGCTTGAAGAAATTCAAGCCTTGCTTAAACAGATTCAAGACACTGGCACTAACACCCAGCCTGTCATGCGAGCGTTAGGAGAGATTATCCGCAACGACACAATGGACAGCTTCGAAAGCAAAACCAGTCCATTCGGTCAGTCGTGGAAACCGTCAGAGCATAATCTGCGAGACTCTGGCAGGCTTGCCAGCTTTAATGTCAGCTCGACTAAATACACAGCAAACGTATATACAAGCGTTGCTTATGGCGCAATTCATCAATTTGGCGGCACAATCAAACCAAAGAATGGCAAATACTTGATGTTTAAGGGTAAAGATAGCCGATTTGCTAAGGTAACACAGGTGACCATCCCAGCACGTCCATTTATGCCTGTGAATGCCAGTGGCGAACTTGCACCAAAGACGAAAGAATCACTTATTCGTTATTTAACCAGAAAACTGACACGACTTGAAGGTAAGACCTAAAAACAACTAGGTTCCATTTTTTGACGCCATTATTTGGCTCTCTAAAGTTAGCAACCTGTCCTCTGTGCTTGTTTTCTCTTTTTTAGCCTCTTTTTTTGCTGCGCTGTATTCTATTTGACCAACAAGGATGCTTAGCGCAAAAGAAACCAGTGAAACCCAAAATAGCAAAACATCATCACTCACATACTCAACATGAAAAGACATAAAGAAAAGAACAAGAACAGAAAATGTGAATGCTGCTATAGGCATAGCGTAGCGCATTCTTTCATTGTTTTTTCTCTTTTTAAGCACGCCATTTACAGCATGTTTTATGTCATCAGCAATAGCATCCGACTCTACCGTTCTAAGTAGTGCGTCTTCTGAGTCCTTGCTAACAGAGTCAATTTTTACCGCTTTAGCCCACTCATCTCGCTTAATTAGGGTTAATACGGTGGCAGCAATTGCCAACTCAGCAAAAACCGCCGTAGCATGTGATATATGACCAGAAGCCTCAAACATCAATTAAGCCGCCTTTTTGTTTAGCTCTTGGTAGCGCTTTTTTAAGAAATTCGCCATCTCAACACCGTTAAAGTTAGCTAGTGCCTGTGCTTTATTATGGTCAATCTCTACTCTAAACGCGTTACCCGCCACTAAAAAATGCTGTATTTCTCCAGCAGCACCTTCTGGCAATACCTTGCATTCAAATCCTCGCTCTAGCAAAAGAGTTTTCATTTCGTCAGAAGGTTCTTTCTCTACTAAGGCGTGTACAACCCCCTGTGTCACGCGAATGGCGTTAGTGTAGGCTTCATCTTTTAGTTGTTCGCTAAAAACATATACCTGTTCGCCAGAATCAGCGTCACCTATCATTAAATCAACCAGTAGGCGTGCATGTTCAATAGAATCATTCATGAATCGTCTGTCTTCTTTTCTGATTGCTAGCTCAGTGACTGCGACAATATAGTCAATAGGCAGATTATACTTAGCCATGTCATTTACTCCTTAACACAACAAAGTTGATGCAGGATGCTTTTTTGCATAAAAACCACAACCTACAAGAAAATTTAAGCACCTAACCACAACATGTTGTGGTTTTTTGTTTCTGCTAAATAGCAAAAAAACCGTAATAAAGCCAACAAGATGCATTTATTACGGTGCGTCTAACATTATAGATTAACCAACGAATTGAAACAACAACAATAACTGCTGTTAACCATCGCTAACCATCCATTACCCCACCGCCAACAGCCTAAACCGTTCCTTCTCTTCGGTTAGCTTGTCGATAATCATGCCAAACATGGCGTAAAAGTCATCACCTGTTAGGGTGTTTTCTCCCTGATTGATGGCGCACGACATCGCAAAGGCAAAGCCACGCAATGCCGATAAGTCTTGTTCAAAAGCATCTACCACTGCCAATAATTCGTTACTCATGCCACACCTCCCATCAAGGTGTAAACAATGGTATTGCCTTGATGATTGCTTTGCCAAATCACCCCATCGAACTTGTCCAGTAAAGCGCGGGCGGTTTTATCGTCTTTTTCTTTGCCAACCGCCTCTAGTAATGTCGTTTTAATTAGCGCACCTTCGCTATCCAGCATGGTTTTAACTTTGGCAATAAAGGCGTTTTCGGCATCTTGTTGGTGTTGGCGTGCCTTCGCTTGCGACAAAGAT